AAAGACTCTTTAAGAAGACAAGAACGACAGCTTTAAAAATGGCACAAAACAAAGGTTGGATAGTTGTAAAAGAAAAAGTAGACAAAGTATATAAAAATCTTTATTTGAAAGAAGAGGTAGATAGAGAGTTAGGAATAATAGTTGATGAGCAAAAAGCTAAGATGCTGACTAGAACTGTAAAAAAGAATGAAGCTAAGAATATAGATGAATTACCTAATTGGAATCAAAGGGTGGCTAATTCAAGATATATACTTTGTATAAAATTAGAGGAGGCTTATGAAGAAAAACTAGAAAATAAAGATGTAATTATAAGAGAATTTGTAGAGAATGCAAGAGAAGAGTTTCCACAACAAATGGAGATTTTAAAAAATTTATCGATTCCAACCTTAAGAAGATGGTATGGAATTTATAAGAAAAATAGAGATAATCCATTGGCACTTGCTTCTGGACATGGAGCTAATAAAGGTTTGAGAAGAGTCAATAAAGAAGTGCTAGAAATGACTAAAAAACTTTATTTTAGCAAGAATAAACCTCAAATGACTGTTGTTTGGCAGAAAATAGTAGAAATGTTTGGGATAGATGCTATTAGTTATGGGACTCTTAGAAATTTCTTAAACAATGATGTAAATATAATTGAAAAAGACAGAGCTAGAATGGGTGCAAAAGAATTTAAAGATACTTACTCTACCTTTATAATAAGAGGTTTACAAGATGTTAAAGCTGGAGATGTATGGATGGCAGATGGACATACATTAGACTTCCAATGTTATAGAGGAAAAAAGAAAAAAGCAAACAAACAGAGAGATTTTGGAAGACCAACTTTAATAGCCTGGTTAGATTTAAAAAGTAGAATGGTTGTTGGCTATACTTTATCTTGGACTGAAAATACAGAAGCAGTAGCAATAGCACTAAAAAGAGCTATAGAAAAGTACGGAGTACCTAAGAAAATATATACAGATAATGGTAAAGCTTTTAAAAATAAGGTTTTAAAAGGTACAGAAGAACTTGAAGGACTATATGCAAGTCTTGGAATAGAGGTAACACATGCAAAGCCTTATAATGCTCAAGCTAAAGAAATAGAAAGATATTTCAGAGATTTAAAAGAAAATTTTTCTAAAATGTTTGGAACTTATTTAGGTGGGAATATTCTTGAAAGACCTGAACATATGAAGACTTTTGCACAAATTAAAATGGCAAAGGGGGCATTATTAGAAGAAGAACATGTAGAAATGGAACTGGCAAAATATATAGATTATAAAAATCATTTATTCTATGAAATAAGAAGAGCAGGAGGAATGAAAGCACATAGAGGAAGAGGAATGGAAAATCGTACTCCTTTGGAAGTCTTCAATGAAGAGTATCCAGTTGAAAATAGAGTAATGCTTAGTGATGAAAAGTTGAGAAGATTATTCTTATATGAAGAAATGAAGACAGTACAACAAAACGGAATTACTTTTATGGGAAATACCTATGAACATGAAGCATTGTATTATCATCAAACTGAGCGTGTAAGAATTAAATATGATCCACATAATTTAAGTGAACTCTATGTTTACTTAGACACAGGAGAGTTTTTATGTAAAGCTAGAAAACTTGTACCTGTTGGATTTAACGATATTACTGGAATTAAAATCAATAACTATAGAAAGAAAAAGATCAAAGAATATGGAGAAAAGATACTTGATTTAACAGTAGCAATGAGAGATGATAGCAATATTTTAACAATGAAAGATGTAGCAGAAGCTGAAGTTATAGAAGTAATTGAGGATAAGACAGAAAAGAAAAAGCAGTATATTGGTAATGGTTTATATGTTGAGATAGATTAGTGAGGTATTAAATGAAGAAAATAATAGAAGATTTAGAAAAATTTGCTGAAGAAAATAACATAAGTTATACGAAGATAGCAAAAGCCATGAATATAGGAAGTAGTACACTTTCAGAGTATAGAAAAGGGACATATACAGGAGATGTTAAAGCTTTAACTGAAAAAGTTGAAGCATTCCTAGAAAGGCATAAAAAGAAAATGAGAAGAATAGATTTCTCAGTTGATACAGAAGTAAAGAAAAGAATTTTTTATGCGGCCCAGGTTATAGAAAATTATGTTGCTTCAAATGTAATGACTCAAACAATAGACTCAGCAAAAATAGCTTACATCTATGGACGTGCTGGGATAGGAAAAACTCATGCTTTAATGGAGTGGGCAAAGCAATATAAAGGAAGAGCTTTATTTATAACAGCAGAAACTGGAATAACAGTAGTAGGACTTATTAAAAAAATAGCTAGAGAGTTAAGAATAGATGCAAATGGAAATAATACTGAGTCAATAAAGCAAAGAATAAAGGACAGTGTCAAGTTCACTGAGACAATTATAGTTATTGATGAAGGTGAACACTTAAAGCCAGCTATAATTGACATAGTTCGTAGCATTGCGGATCAGACTGGTGTAGGGATAATAATAGCTGGAACAGAAGCACTAAAGAGCAAAATTTATTCTCAAACAAAAGGTTATGAATATCTTTATTCAAGAGCTGTAATAAATATGACTTTAAGAGAATTAAATATAGATGATGT